ATAGTCATTGGAAATCTCCAAGTACCTCAGACCCCGTTCCATGTCTAAGGTTTCATGCGTCCCGAAGGATGAACGGAAGCGGCTTTATTTTTTAGGAGGTCTTCCTTTCTTAGTACCGTAAGTACCTTTGCCTTTAGGCATTTTGTGTAACCTCTGTGGCTGTTGTGTTCATTTAAAATATTCCTGGAATGATTTGTCCTGTCGTGGCGTATGCACCAAGTGCTGCTATGACACCTAGCATGGCTAGACGACCGTTTAGTTCCTCTGCATCATGTAATACAAAGTTAGCTTCTTCTCTGTTCATAACTTCAATAGGGGGTTGTAGTGCAATGATTTCTGTATCGTTCATTTAAGATTAAATAAATACTCAATGGCGAGGATGATCGGTCAGGTCGCCACGGCTATCTAAAAGTTGTCGTTAAATGCTGCGTTGATAGCATCGGTTCTTTTTCCAACCATGTTTCCAAGCTTAGTTTTCTTTGCCTGTTTAAGGAATTTTTTACTACGCTCTTGTTCCGCTAACTTTGCTTTAGTTTTCTTTGCTGAAGCCTCTTCGGTTTTAAGAATGCCTTGCTTCCTGTTTTTCTTTTGTTGTTCTGTTAACTGTTTTTTTTTACCAAACATAATGTTAGAAATTAACGTCGGATCGTTCTAGTTTTTGTTGTATTGCTTGTCTATAAGCAGGGTCGTCATTGTACCTATCATCTTCCATAGCTTTTACCAACTCTGCTTGGCTATTAAATACATCTGCAGTTGATCTAGGTGCTTTACCTGTCAACAGTTCTCCATCCTTTCCAGCTGCATCTTGGTATTTATATGCCATAGCTTGAACAGCAAAGTATGCAGCTAGGGGATCACCTTTATCCATGACAGCATCAAAAAGATTTACCTCTTGATCAGGTAAGGCTTCACCAGCCCACTCAATCATGTTGGTATATGCTTCTTGACCTCCTACTAGATTCTGAATTTGAGATACGTCTTCATCAGAGAAATCCCTAGTCACTCCTTCTGATGCCTGTTGCTTATAAGTTAAAGCAAGCTTGGCTAACTCAGCAGGGCTAGCGTTTTCTAATTCAGTGATGAGTTCTTCAGAGATTTCCTCCTCATTAGAACCAGCTTCATAAAGCTTTTCAATTATATTGTCACCATCAAATTCTGACTCTTCGTATTCTTCCTCATATTCTTCTTCTACTTCCTCTGAATCCTCGTCAGATTTTTCGCCCAATTTCTTTTGGAGTTCTACGTGAGCTTTCTCTAGCTCTTCAGCATTCTTATATTTACCGGCTAATAGATTCTCCTCTTGGGCTTGCATCTCCTCCCCAATCTCTAGGGATTCTTGTTCAGCCTCGTTTAAATTCTCAGATGTGGTAACAGTATCTGTACCAGCATCATAGGTTAATGTTTCACTCATTTGTTGTAGTTGGTGGTGTTTCTAATTCATTAGCCAACGCAGGGTTTTTAGTTGGGTCCATGAGTGGAGCTTTCATCATTGCTGGTTGCTGCTTCATCTGTTCCATCTGCATCTCTTGTTGCATACCCTGTTGCTGTTCTTGTTGTACGTCTTGCATTGATCTAACTAGATTCAATACATCAATACCTTGTGAAGCAGCTAAACGTTTAATAACTTCCTCTGGATTAACAAACTTTTGTATAGCCTCTGGTCCCATTGTTTGAGCAATGGTTTGTAAGAACTGACCAAGACTTGCACTGTCTTGACTTCTGCCAAGTGCATTAACACCAGCAACAATTGTTGGTTTAACTACATCTTTTGGTAGACGTGGTATCTTACCTAGTTTTTGAAATTGACTAAGTATTCTATTGAGATAAGGAAGTAAGAACTCAGTAGTAAGAAGACTGAATAGTCCACCTAACTGTTGTTCTAGCTCCATCTGTGTGAGGCGTACCTCTTCTGCTGTTGTCCGTTCACTATGTCTAACCTGCATAACTAAGAACGCATCGTTGATACGACGCTCTAGTTGTTGCATCATTTCAAATGCTGTTCTGAAGTCTGCAGTTTTACCTACCTGCACAACACCGATATCATCGGGTCTCCCTTGTACAATTGCACCGTTCCCAGCGTTAGCAAGGGTTTGAGGTTTAGTTGTACTAGAAGGTGAGACTGTGAACACGACTTTTGCAGCCGCTGCTGAACCCTCAACGAGAGCTTGAGACAACGACTCTAATGATTTTAAGTCACCAATAAACTGGCCGACTCTACCTCTTCCGTAATCCTCTCCATCTACTGAGTTAAATCTCAGTACGATCCAAGGTGATACATCAACAGGTGCTTTCCCGTAGGATTTTGGTAATGGTTTACCGTGTACTTCCTGATGCCAGACGTATCTGTTGTTGTCTCTTCTGACATAAGTATATATGTCACATTCCTCAACGTCATCAGTTGAATTGTCAACCACGTTGGTCTTGTACTCATTAAGTACATCCGCTGGTAGTTGATCTTGTATTAATTTTTTGGCAATTTTTTCTTTCGTTACTATTTCAATCACATTGCTGTTGCCATCTCGTTCTACGACGTAGCGATTGAGAGGATATAACTTCAGACCATCCTTACCCATAAAGACTAGGGCATTTCCAGCTACAACTAAATGTAGTAGTGCCTCATGTATAACAACACGATCATTAGACGCTGCAATAGCTTCTAAGATAGTGCGTTCAATCTTTGCAAATGATAAGTCTAGTTCTGATTTAACTTTAGGTCCGAACTCTTCTCCAAGTTGGCTTTCATCTACCTGCAGTTTGAAAAAGCTTGTCTGTATAGGTACTAGTGACTGCAATAGTTTTGCTGCCAAAGTAACTGAGCATTTAGCTCCGACGCTTTGCCATGGTGTAGGTAGGTGACGCATTCCCTTGTTGAAATCTTCGTGACCCCTGATTAAATATGGAAGAGTTAATTCCGCTGCTTTTTCTGCTTCGTCTAGAAACTGGGTACGTTCACCTGATAAATAGTCGTATCTAGATTTTGCTGTCATGGTTATTTAGTGTTAAGTCCGCTTATTCTTAAACCTTGTCTATTAAATGTACCTCTAGACCCTTTGTATGATCGTCCACCACGTGCTTGTTGGGATTTATTTATCCTTACCCCACCAACAGGATCATGTCCTCCGTAGCCATAGTTTGGCCATTGAGTAGAGGCGATGTTGTTATCATACCAACCTTGGAACTTATTAATGAAGTCATCCCAGTTGAAAGAGTCTCCTCCTCCAGAGCTTCCTCCAGAGCTTCCTCCAGTGTTGTTCGTATTGGTGGTGTCTGTGGTGTCTGTGGTGTCTGTGGTGTCTGTGGTGTCTGTGGTGCTGGGTGTATTGCCTATGTATTCACCACTAGCCTTGACGTTTCTTTTTACCTCATCCATGTCTGCTCCACCTGTCATCATCTGATGAACCCAGTAGTTAGCATCAGTAGAATCTTTAGTAGCATCTCCAGAGAAGTTACCTGCTCTACCTAAACCTCCTTCTTCATGGCTTTTACGGTACAGAGTATCGACATCTGCCTTCATTGTGTCTCCAATGTTTGCAATCTTGTCTCCACCTGGACCAATGATTCTATCTAGCCAAGCTTCTTGAGCATCCCCAGTTAAAGCCTCCTTTCCATGGAGAGTTTGGGCAGTTGACTTAGCAGTCTCTCTACCTGTGTACTCTTTGCTTTGTTTGATGGCATTCTCAATGTTCTTGATAGCCTGTTCTGAAGTTTGCTTATCTGAACCATCCTCTTCTGTGCCAGCAATAGCTTTATTGTATTCACTAGTCCAATAACCTTTACCTTCTGAACCAGCCTTTCTGCCTATCAGTTTTTCATAAATACTATCTATATCTAAAGCCATTTATTCGTCCTCATTAATACGTGTTTTTATCCACTCCACAACTGAACGTTGGCCAGAGCGATACATAATTTTCTCCATTGATTCATCGGGAGTAGGGTTTAGTGGTGGATGGATGTCTTCAAGCTCATGTAAAATGGACTCAACTGTGGGTCCAAGTAAAGGCTCAAGAGTATTGGGGAAGGTTGACATTGCTATGTTCAAAGAAGGATGGCATTCTTGCTCTCTTAGTTTCAGAGAACTCTGGGGCTTTCCCCTCATACATAAGGCGATCACTAGCATCTAGCCAAAATTTTTTGTCTAAATATTTATCGCCGTAAGTATTTGTACTTAGGGGTTGTAATATCCAATTAATCGTGGCCTTCCTGAGTTTGTCCAGAGAATTACTAGGCCGTAAGCCCAGATCGTGACATACAAGGCTATTAGTGGCCACGTGTATTTGTTCCAATTTGTTATCGTGTAGGCTCTTTATCCCACACATCTACATCTTTATCATTGATGCAGTTC